AGACTTTATGCTTGCTGCAATCGATATTGTTGCAGATCCATCAGCTCCAAATGCTTTCGTAGATGGTATTATGGAAGGAAAGGAATGGGTCTGGGACAACGGTATTCTGAAAGAGCAAGATATAGCTGGTTATCAGAGAAGAATCTCAAAAGCTTCTAAGAAAAAGCTTCAAGAAGAATCAATTAAAGCATTTGCTGATTTTTTAAGAAAAATCAAATGAAAAGATTAAACTCCAAAGAATTAAAGTCATTGAACGAATCGTGTTCTAGTATTGTTAATGACAATAAAGAACAATTAGATGAAGGTTTTGCTGATGCTTTGGCTGGTTTAATTAGGGCTGGTGGAAGAGGTGTTAGAGCAACAGCAAGAATGACCAATCCATCAGGAAGAGCAGCTAATGCGCGAGCTTTAAGACAAATGGGACAAAAAGTTTTTATTGGAGCAGAAGAAGCTGGGGCAAAAGTAGGAGAATTTTTCACTGCCAGAGACTATAGTAAGATGACTAGTACTGCTAAAGCACAAAGAGCAGCAGCAGCTCAAGCATATCAAGCAGCACAAGATGCAGCAAAGACAAGAATTTTACCAGAACTTCGAAGAATTCAGCAAATGGGATTAGATCATCCTCAACTTGCGCATTTAACTCCGGGACAAAGATTACAAGTACGACAAGCATTTAAGCAAGTTAGAGGAATGGTGGTTCCTGCAACTCCTACTCAACCAGCAACTAGAATTGGACAAGATTGGGTTAAAGCAGAAGAATTATTATTTTCAACTCATCCGGGTGGTGGTGCTAAAGTAACACAACAGGCTTTAGCGCAGGGAGCACAAAAGGGAACACAGGCAGTTGGAGGTGGTGGGGCTAATTTGGGATTAGGAGCTTCTTTAGTCGGCTTAGGACTTGGTGCAGCAGCTTATGTTGGAGGAAAATTTTTATCTACTCAAAGTTCTGTTCCTGGAGAAACTGTTGGTCGTTTGGAACAAGGCGCAGCACAAGGATTAAGTCGTTCACTGGGTATTCCAGAAGTAGAATATCAGTTGCAGCAGGGTATTGGGGGTAAAGCTGGAGAAGAATTTGCAGCACGAAGACAGCGAAAATAATTTATATACATAAATTGGAGAAACTAAATGTTACCACAAAATACAAATCAAATGCAAATGAATATTAATGATTATGATATATCTGGAAAGGGTTCGATGGATGCTATGGGCAAAGGTGTTAATGTTCCATCACCGCTTGAAGGTATGTACCAGCAAAATGCATCTTCATACCAAAGATATGTTGGAGGGGGTGCTGTTCCAATGCAAGCAGGAAGCCCTATGGGTACTGAAGATGAACAGACAGAAGAAGATGCAGATAGCGAAGAATCAATGGCAGAAACCGAAGATTCGCTAAAAGAACATCTTGCTGCTCTTTTCGCTAATACCAATCTTTCAGAAGATTTTGTTGAAAAAGCAAAAACAATTTTTGTTGCTGCAATCAACGACAAGTTAAATGAAAGATCACAAAGAATCAATGAGCATTATCAAATTTCCTATTCATCAGCTCTTGAAAATACTGTAAATCAATTAGCTGAAAAAGTTGATGATTATCTAACCTATGTCGTTGAAGAATGGGTAAAAGAAAATAAGCTTCAGGTTGAAAGAGGAGTTAAGGTTGAAATTGCTGAAAACTTTATCTTTGGTCTAAAGAAGCTATTTGAAACTAATTTTATCGATGTTCCTGATGAAAAGTATGATGTTCTAGATGAACTCTATTCAAAAATTGATGAACAACACGAACACCTAAATTCAACAATTAACGAAAATATCAATCTACGCAAAAAGCTTCTTGATACGGGAGCAGTTGCTGTATTTGCACAGGAAACTGCTGGTCTTGCAGCTACTCAGATTGATAAACTCGCTGAACTTACTGAAGGAGTCGAATACGATAATTTAGACGAATTCCGTAGAAAACTAAAAACTATCAAGGAAAGTTTCTTTGCAACAAGAGCACAAGCACCAAGACCACAAATCAAAGCTTTGCCAAAATTGCAAAAACCAATTGATATTTTGGAAACATCATCAGTACCAGAAACACTAACGGAAAGTACTGTAAATGTATACGCAAATGCTATTAGTAGACATCTTAAGCACAAATAATTTATAAATAAAATTACAGGAGATACAATGTACGAAGATTCAACACCATATGATATTTTAACTGAGAAGTGGGAGCCAGTTTTAAGCCACAATGCACTCCCCGCTATTGAAGACACTTATAAGACTAAGGTAACTGCCGTTCTTCTTGAAAATCAAGAGGCTGCAATGCGTCAGCAAAGACTAGTTGAAGATAACACCATCGGTGGACCTATCAGCAACGTAGTTGACGGTGCTTCAACATCAATCGCTGGTTATGATCCAATTCTAATCAGCCTCGTTCGTCGCGCAATGCCAAACCTCATTGCTTACGACATCTGCGGCGTTCAGCCCATGACCGCTCCTACCGGACTCATCTTTGCCATGCGTCCCAAGTATGATACCGCTGCCCGTAAGGAAGCAATGTATCAGGAACCATTTGTTCCCTTCGGTGGTTCAGGTGGTACTTCAAGCGGATATGACGGTTATTTCGGAGGCTCTGCTGATTACGGTCTAACTCTATTCGCTGGTCCTACCAGTGGAGACAGATCATCTTCAAGCTTCTATGGAGATAACTTCAAGGGTATGCTTGTTGGTCAAGCTGAAGGTCTAGGTGGTGCTGGTGGTAAGCCTTTCCAAGAAATGGCATTCACCATTGACAAGGTTGCTGTTCAGGCTAAGACCCGTGCTCTAAAGGCAGATTATACCACTGAACTCGCTCAGGACCTCAAGGCTGTTCACGGTCTTGACGCTGAAACCGAACTCGCCAACATTCTCAGCACTGAAATTCTTGCTGAAATCAACCGCGAAGTCGTTCGTGGTATCTACCATGTTTCTAAGCTCGGCGCACAGCAGGGCGATCTTCTTTCCAAGGCTGCTTCTGGTTCTGGTGGTGCATATGACCTCCTATCAGACTCAGATGGTCGTTGGTCAGCTGAACGCTTCCGTGGCCTCATGTTCCAGATCGAACGCGAAGCTAATACAATTGCTAAGGAAACTCGTCGTGGTAAGGGCAACTTCATCATCTGCTCGTCAGATGTTGCTTCAGCTCTCGCCATGGGTGGATTCCTTAACATTAGCCCAGCTCTAAACACTCAGCTTGAAGTTGATGATACCGGCAATACCTTTGCTGGTGTACTAAACGGCAAGATGCGCGTTTACATCGATCCTTATGTTCAGTCTGGTGTAGATTTCGTTTGCGTTGGTTACCGTGGTTCAAGCCCATACGACGCTGGCCTCTTCTACTGCCCATACGTTCCACTCCAGATGGTTCGTGCAGTAGATCCTGACACCTTCCAGCCCAAGATTGGATTCAAGACCCGCTACGGCATGGTCGCCAATCCATTCGTTCTAAATGGCTCTGGTAATTCAGATGGTGAAAGCATGACTGCCAACCTCAACCAGTACTATCGTATCTTCCGCGTACTAAACCTACACGGCAACACTAACTGATAGATAGTATCTAAGACTTCGGAAACGGGAGCCAGAAATGGCTCCCTTTTTCTTTTCTAAATATTATATGGCAAATAATCAAATAAATCCATTAGCAGTAAATTATTTTCATTTTGAAATACAAAGATTGCCTGGTGTAGTATTTAATTGTACTGAAGCAAATTTGCCAAATTTATCAATGGCTGCAATTGAACAGCCTACTACTTTAGGAATTCCAATAAAAAGACCAAGTAGTAAATATTCTTTTGATGATTTTCTTATAAGTTTTATAGTAGATGAAAATTTAACAAATTGGCTTGAAATTTATAGATGGATGAGAGCACTTGGAAATATTGATGACGATTGTACTTATAATACATTACCATTTAATAATTGGATGACCACAGCAATTTTATATTTAACAAAAAGTACATATAAAGATAATAGAAAAGTTATTTTTGAAAATGTATTTCCAGTAGCTTTATCCGGTCTTAAATTTTCATCAGTTGCGCAAACATATTCTCCTCAATATGCAAGTGCAAGATTTTCTTATACTTACTATAGATTCGATCCGGATCCAGGAAATCCCACTTAATTTTTTATTCAAAATAGTGTATACTTAAATTATGACATTTGATGAACTAAAACAACAAGTACAAGAAGATCTGAAGATTGATTCCACCGAACTAGCAATAGAATCGGTCAATACTCCACAGATCCATAATAAGTATCTTCTATTCCTCAAGAAGCACAAGGAAGCCCTTGCAGAGGACGAAAGAACGCTCCGTGTCATGCGGAAGTACAAGTGGCTGTATTACACAGGGAAGCTGTCTAAAGAGGAACTAGAGCGTTTTAAGTGGGAGCCATTTGACCTAAATATTCTCAAGACCGATGTGGATCGGTTCATTGATGCGGATGATGATGTCATTCGTCTTGAAAAACAAATTACTGAAAAGAAAGAACTAGTGAGTTATTTGGACGGTGTTGTAAAGATCGTAGGTAACAGGCAGTGGAATATACGATCCGCCATCGAATGGATCAAATTCAGTCATGGGCAGTGAAGAAGTAAAAATAGAAAAAATCGATGGTACATTCATCAAGATTCATTGCGAAAATTCAGTAGCAAAAGAGATATCCGATTACTTTACTTTCAAGGTTCCAAACTCTCAATACTCACCAGCATTCAAGCGTAGAGTCTGGGATGGTCAGATTCGTTTATTCAACTACTTCACACGCAAGATCTATACGGGGCTTCGAAACAAAATAGTTCAGTTTTGTCTTGATAGAAACTACGAATGCAAGTTTGAAAATTTCAAGGAGGAATTCTTTGAGGATTATAAGTCTTATCTTGATGGCCTACATCTATACTCAGATTCTGGCGAAATCCAGCTCAGAGACTATCAGAGAAGGGCTGTGGAAATGGCTCTTGATCATAAGCGTAGTCTACTGATATCTCCAACAGGTAGCGGTAAGTCTTTGATCATCTACTGCATTCTGCGGTATCTTCTTAGCAAGAACAAAAAAATTCTAATTCTTGTTCCTACTACAAGTCTGGTTAATCAGATGAGATCGGACTTCATTGAGTATGCTGGTAAGGAATGGAGTGCAGAAAAAAATATTCACATAATCTACGCAGGCAAAGAAAAAGAAACCACTAAGCCTATCGTTATCTCTACATGGCAAAGCGTCTATGAATTGCCAGAGAAAACATTTGCAGATTATGATGCTGTGATTGGTGACGAATGCCATCTCTTCAAAGCAAAGTCATTGGTCAGACTAATGAACAAGCTCAGAAACTGTCACATTCGCGTTGGTACTACTGGTACATTAGATAATATTCAGGTACATAAGCTAGTTCTTGAAGGACTCTTTGGACCACCTATTCGTGTCACAAGCACAAAGAATCTCATTGATAACAAAGTTCTTTCGCAACTAGACATCAACTGCCTTCAGCTGAAATATGCAAAAGAAGAATGCGATTCAATGAAGCGCAAGACATACCAAGATGAAATTGAATATATCATTTCTCATGAAAGAAGAAATAAGGTTGCAGAAAAACTTTGTTCTTCTCTCAAAGGAAATACTCTGGTTCTTTTCTCGCAAGTACAAAAGCATGGTCTTCCATTTTATGAATCTCTTCAGAAAAGATGCACAGACAAGAAAGTATATTTTATTTCTGGAATGACTGATGTAGAAGACAGAGAACAGATTCGTAAGATTGTTGATAAGTCTACTGATTCTATTCTTGTTGCATCTTATGGCACATGCAGCACTGGTATAAATATTAAGAACATACACAATATTGTATTTCTACATCCTTCAAAATCAATAGTTCGTGTTTTGCAATCAATTGGTCGTGGTCTTCGAATGTCAGAAACAAAAGATCATGTGATGATTTACGATTTAGTTGATGATCTTCGCCATAAAAAATATCAAAATCACGCATTCAATCATTTTCTTGAACGAATAAAAATTTACGAAAACGAATCTTTTAACTTCAAACTAGTTCCGATAGATCTCTGAGAGGATAAATAGTCATATGGAAACTACTTGCAGATTGTTTAAGCTGAGGAGTGGTGAAGAAGTTCTTGGATTGCTATCAGCAGAAAGCGATTCTACTATTAGCATTCTAAAACCAATGGTTATTAAAACTCATATTTCTCCAGATCCACTTGGAGTTACTAGAGAGATAACAGTTCTTAGAAATTGGTTAGAATTTACTGATCAAGAATATATTGATCTGCCAAGAGATCATATTGCATCTGTTCTTATGCCCTCCGAAAGTACTGTAGTTTTATATCAGAAATCTGTACGAACAGAAGAAAATTACAGCTTAAAGCAAGCTGAAGAAAAGAAAAAAGAAACAATTCAAAATCCTGATAGCTTACAGGATATGTTTAAATCATTATTTGATGAAATTATTGAAATGGATTCGAATGAACCACCAATTAATAATCCATTAGCAAAACCACCTTCTCCAATGCCATTTCCTTTCATGAATCCAAATACAAATGTAGGAATGTTCTTTTCGATTCCTCCAGATATATTTCAAGAAATGATTGAAAATGGCCTTTTAGATTTTGATATGTTTGGTGCTTTAAAGGATGATGATGAAGAGGAAGATCTTCTAATTCCCGAAATGGAATTTCTCACTGATAAAGAAAAAGAAAAGATGAGAAGAAAGGGAATTAATTTGGAAGACTTCCCTGATGATCCTCGTAAGTATATCGATGATATATCTGAGGATACTAAAGAGTAACTATTTAGTTACAATTTTACTTGTTGATCGCCTACACAGCGAAGTGTATCCAGATGTCTAGATTTTGTCAATTGATTTTTTCTGG